CTAAAAAGTGCAAGATATGCGGCACAGAGTTCAGCCCATTTAAAACTACCCAGGTTGTCTGTAGTATTCCTTGCGCTATTAAGCACGCATCAAACGTTAATCAAAAGAAACAACGAAAGGCAACACGAGAAGCCAAAGCTAAAATAAAGAAGCTCACAGATTACCTTAATGAAACTCAGGTTGTATTTAATAAATATATAAGAGAAAGAGATAAACATTTACCTTGCATATCTTGTGGCACTACTGCTAATATTCAATTTTGCGCTGGGCATTTTAGAACCCGCAAAGCAGCCAGCCATTTAAGATTTAATGAGGATAATGTTCATAAACAATGCAATCAACATTGTAATTTAAAGTTAAGCGGCAACCTTCTAAATTACCGAGAAGGGCTTATAAAAAAAATAGGGCTAAACAGGGTTGAAGCGTTGATGAATGACAATTCCAAAAAGCGATGGACTAAAGAAGAAGCGCTGGAAATTAAACGCATTTACAAAGAAAAACTTAAGGAGATTGAAAATGGCAAAGCATAACTTAGAAAATTTAGGCAATAGAATGCGCGTATCAAACGAATCACGCAAGAATGATAAAGGCGTAAGGAAGCAGCAAATCATGCAATGGATGTCAGGTAAAAACGTATCCAAGCGAGATGTATATGAGAACTTTGATATTAGCGGGTCGTGTGCTGGCAAGTATTTAAGAGAGATGGTTGAAGCTGGTCAGATTAAATATGTAGAATTTCACGGCATGAAGTATGTTAAATATTGTTTAGCTAATGAAAGGTTTAGCGATAACGTTGACCAGAAGGGCATTGAGTTCACGATTAAGAACATAACCAAGCCACGAGGCGGCAGAAAGTTAGCTGTTATTAACGAGCCTTCGCCATTTGCAAAGTTGCCTAGTGTATTGCAATCTATGCTAGGATATAAAGACCCAGATGTATTATTAAAGGGAAAGATATACAAGGTTGAAGATTTCCCAACATACAAAGCGCCATTGCGTAAACAAGAATCACGAGGCATTGGTTCAACATTAAGCGATAGTTATTTGTGAACATTAGAACATCATTACAATCAGCTCAGGGCGAATCTCCGTTAAACGATACTGAGCTTTACGCCAAGATGAAGGACTGCTGGATTAAGAAAGGCAGTGCTTTCTTTACTGCTGAAGACATAGCTAAGATGGATACCTACCACGCTATGGCTATTGAAGCGGCAGCTATAATGAAATACGGACGGCGGAATAAATGACGATAGATAGATTGCTTGACATATTAGAGGACTGGAAAAAGTATATGCACCAGCCTCAAAACAAATTAGGATATCCGTCTAAATCGTCTTGTATTATTACTGGCGGCAGCTCTGCTAATGATGCTTTTGAAATAATGTTAGAAGAGTCTGATCTAAGTAATGTCCTAGCAATGGATTCAATTATTGACTCTTTACCGCAAAAACAAGAAGCAGCAATTAACTCTAGGTATCTTGGCAGCGTAAAAAGCAAAGATTATGAATATCAGTTAAATCTTGCATTAGATAATTTACTTACCATTGCAAGCAGAAGAGGAATTGTTTGACAAATAGGTTATTTTTTGCTATCCTGATTTTTGTGGGGTAATTGCGTCTATAGAGCACCCACTAGCCTGTTCATGACAGTGCCAGACTTTACTGACGAGCAAAGTTCCGCATGAGCCTACAGGAGGCGCAGCAAAATATCCTGTCTAATTTATGACCGCTGGGAAAGACCAGCCACTCTCCCTCCTCACCCGTCTTAATGGCGGGTATTTTTTTGCCTAGAGGTTTATATGCCGCTTAAACGTGGGAAATCGCAGAAGGTGATATCGCAAAACATTAAGACCGAGATGAACGCTGGAAAATCTCAACCCCAGGCTATAGCAATCGCACTTAGCAAAGCAGGCAAGAGCAAGGGAAAGAAAAAATGAAGCAAGGTCTTTACAGTAACATTCACGCTAAACGTAAACGTATCGCAGCAAGATCAGGCGAAAAGATGAACAAGGTTGGTAGCAAGAACGCACCATCATCCGCAGACTTCAAAGACGCAGCTAAAACAGCTAAACAACCAAAGAAAGGTAAATAATCATGCCAATGGTCGGAAAGAAGAAATTCCCTTACACTAAAGCAGGTAAGGAAGATGCTGCTATGTATGCCAAGAAGTCAGGCATGAAAAAGAAACCAGCACCTAAGAAGAAGTAAATGCCAAGCCAATATGACTTAAAGCTAGGCCGAGCTGGTGAAGCTATTAAAGGTGGGCTGTTAAACTTCCTTGAAGGTGGTGCGCCTATTCGCTCAGGTTTTGCAGGTCTATTGCGTGGTGACATAGAACCATTAAAGCAAGCAGTTGGATATGGTCAGCCATTTCCGCAGCTAACGCCAGAGCAGATGCAGCAGCAATCACTTGACGTTGCAATGGATATTAACAACCCAATGCAGAACATTGGTGGATTGCTTGGGACAGTTGCAAAAACATCATATAGCAAGCCGGATTGGATTGAAGATTTGTTATCTACTGGAGGCAAATTAAATCCAGATAACACTTTAACGGTTTATCATGCAACAAATAAAAAAGCTGCTGACTTGATTAGAAAAACAAAAAAAATGACTGGAAAAGAACCTGATTTGTTTTTCTCATCTTCACCTAGTGGAGAAATTTCTGGGTATGGAGATGAGATAATTAAGTTAAATATTCCAGCAAATAAATTAAATATTGATGATATTTTTGACAATGAAGCACACTTCAGTTTGCCTTTAAAAAAAGCTGGGGACTATTTAGATGTAAGTAAGTGGATTGTTGATTAATTGCAACCTCTTCGCATATTTGTAGGCTATGACGGCGACGTTGAGCCTGTTGCATTTTTTACATTTTGCCAGTCAGTTATAGAACATAGCACTATCCCAGTATCATTTACACCACTATCGCTAAACCACTTTAAGTTTTACGAAGAGAATCACGGTGACGGCAGTAATGCTTTTATCTACTCTCGCTTCCTAGTTCCATATCTGTGTAACTATAAAGGCCATGCGTTATTTTGTGACGGCGATATGATTGTCAGGGCTGATGTAAAAGAACTATTAGAACTTGCTGACCCTTACCACGCAGTTCATGTTGTAACTCATGAATACAAGACAAAGCATCCAGTTAAATACTTGGGCGCCAAGAACGAAGACTATCCATGCAAGAACTGGTCATCGGTAATCTTGTGGAACTGTCAGCACTGGCAGAACAAGAAACTAACCCCAGAATTAGTCATGAATCAGTCAGGCGCATTCCTACACAGGTTTAAGTGGCTTGAAAATAGATTTATTGGTGAGCTGCCTGTAGAGTGGAATCACCTGGTTGGTGAGTATGACTTCAACGACAATGCAAAACTGGCGCATTTTACACTTGGGACGCCATGCTTTAAAGACTATCAAAACACAGATTACGCAGATGAATGGTGGGACGTATATCAGCAGATGATATATCCACTAACAGGCAACGCAAAAGCTAGTAAGCTCTAGGGAGACATTATGTTTTACGGACAACAACAAGGCAATCCAAATCAAGTCTACTTTGATCCTGAAAGCAGCAGGTATTACACACAAAGCGCCCCAACTCAATATGTAATGGGTCATGCTTATGGTGGTGGCGAAAGAACCTTCTTAGATAATATATTAGGTCAAAGCAACCAATCTCAAATTGCTAAGATGCTTGCTGCCCGTCAACCATATCAATACAACGCACCATCTGCCCAACAATTATTCCCTAACGTAGGTAATCCTATGATGGGCAATATGCAGTCACCATTCAGCGGCATGTTCGGCGGTATGACAAGTCCCAATATGGGATCACCCAACATGGGTATGCAAGGTCAATACGGCGCAGGTAGATTCCTTGGCGGCAACACAGGACTACTTGGCTCATCTTCCACCAGTATGCTAGGCACATAACATCAACTCCGTGAGCAACCGAAAGGACTCATGACATCATGACAAAAGAAGATAAAGAGAAACAACTAAAGGCTGCACAAGAGGCAGCGGCAGAAGCCAACCTTGGTAATGCACATTCTAGTAAAAACAACAGGTTATTAAATCAAACATTGAATCGCGTCTTGATTCAAGAAGATGGCATAAAAGCCAGAGAGATTGTGGACGCATTAGTGACTAAGGCCGCTGAAGGTGACATGGCTGCTATCCGTGAGGTGTTTGATAGATTTGAAGGCAAGGCAGTAGCAAGGACAGAGCTTACTGGTGCAGACGGTAGCGCACTTCAAATACTTGTAGGACTGGACTTTGTTAAACCTGACCGCACAGTTTCCTGAATCCTTACAATTCTTATTTGAGCCATGCCGATACAAGGTAGCATACGGTGGTCGAGGATCAGGTAAGTCATGGGGATTTGCTAGGGCATTGCTGCTACAGGCTGCCAATAGACCATTACGAGTTCTATGCGCTCGTGAGATACAAAAGTCAATCAAGCAATCGGTTCATACGCTGCTGAACGACCAGATACAGTCACTAGGCTTAGGTGCGTTCTACGAAGTGCTAGAGTCAGAGATACGCGGCAAGAACGGTTCATCCTTTAGCTTTGCTGGTCTAGCCACTAACACGGTTGAATCTATCAAGTCGTTTGAAGGTTGCGACATTGTATGGGTTGAAGAAGCTCAGACGGTAAGTAAGAAGTCTTGGGACATTCTGATACCTACTATCCGTAAGCCTGACTCAGAGATATGGGTATCGTTTAACCCAGCACTTGATACTGATGACACCTATCAGCGGTTTGTGATTAATCCACCGCCTGAGTGTAGAGTAGTTAAAGTCAACTATTACGACAACCCTTGGTTTCCTGAGGTGTTGGAAAATGAACGCTTACACAGCGAAAACACTAACCCAGATTATAAGAACATCTGGTTAGGTGAATGTAAGGCAGCGGTTGATGGTGCTATCTATGCCAACGAGATTCGTGAAGCACAAGAGGGCGGCAGGGTAACCACAGTTCCGTATGACCCAATGCTTAAGGTTCATGTTGTCATGGACTTGGGCTGGAATGACTCAATGTCAATTATCTTGTGTCAACGTGGCTTATCTGACATCCGAATCATTGGATACATTGAAGATGATCACAGAACGTTGGACAGCTACTCAACGCAGCTTAAAGATTTAAGATACAACTGGGGCAATATGTATCTGCCTCATGATGGACAGACTAAAGACTTTAAGCATGGCATTAGTGCTGAAGAGATTATGCGTAAGCAAGGATGGGATGTTCGTATCGTTCCACGCGCTGACATTGAATCAGGCATCAAGCTGGCTCGCATGAACTTCCATCGAGTTTACTTTGACAAGTCCTCAGTTAGATTGATTGAGTGCCTAAAGAACTACAGACGCGCTATTAACCAAGCAACCAATGAGCCAGGCGCACCATTGCATGACGAGTTCTCTCACGGTGCAGACGCTTTCAGATACCTATGCACAGCCGTTGATGGCATGAAGAACGAAGCATGGGGTGGTCAGCCTATTAAATATACAAACATGGGAATCGTATGATTAAACTTGAAGAGCAACTTGGCAGGATTAGGCAACGCATCGCAGAACTACAATCTAAAGCCGCGTCTATTGAAATGCAATTAAAGGGCAAGGTTGAAGTCAACGAAGCACCAGAGAAGCCTAAGCGTGGGCGCAGGAGAACTGTAAATGCGTGATGAAGAAATCCTATACAAGATAGAGCAAGAGGAGAACATCGCCTACGGTGTTAATGACTCCGAGCTGTCAGACCAACGCGCACGTGCCATTGACTTCTACTTAGGCGAGCCTTTCGGCAATGAAATCGATGGACGATCTCAAGTGGTAAGCTATGACGTTCAAGATACTATCGAGTCTGCGCTGCCTCAGTTGCTAAAGGTATTTGTCTCTGGTGACAAGGTTGTTGAGTTCTCACCTAAAAGCGCAGAGGATCAGCAAGAAGCCGAGCAAGAGACTGATTACATCAATCACGTGGTCATGGAAAAGAACAACGGCTTTGAAGTGTTCTATGTTTGGTTCAAGGACGCGCTGTTAAGCAAGAACGGTTACGTTAAGGTTTATTACGAAGAAGATGAATCTGTAGAAGAAGAAGAGTATGAAGGCATAACTGACGCTCAGTTGCAAATGATGGCCTCAGATGACAAGATTGAGATTAAAGAGATTGAGTCTTACCCCGACCCCTCCGTCAACATAGAAGAGTTAATGCAGCAAGCAATGATGCAAGGCGCTGACCCATCAATGATTCAACCGCCTATGCTGCACAACGTAAAGATTGAAGTCAAAGAGATTAACGGCGAAGTTAAGATTTGCAACGTAGCACCAGAGAACATGCTAGTGTCTGTTGATACAGTTGGCACTTGCTTACAGAAGTCACGCTTTATTCAGCACCGTGAGTATATGCAACGCGCTGCTGTCGCTGAAACATTCAACATCTCTATGCAGAAAGCTAAAGAACTCCAGTCAGATGTAACACAAGGCTGGGATGAAGAGTCTAATGCTCGTGACATTTACTCAGAAGAGTATGACCGCGCTGTCGAACTAGATGAGCTGTTAGTCAAAGACACTTACATCCTAGTGGACAATGAACGGTGGCGTTATGTTGTTATCGGCAATGAGATTATCTACAAAGAAAAGTCTGAGATAGTTCCCTTCGCATCCATTACCCCAATGGTTATGCCGCACCGTCACATTGGTCGCTCATACGCTGACCTTACAATGGACATCCAGTTAATCAAGTCCACATTGCTTCGTGGCCAATTAGATAATATGTATCTTGCTAACAATGGCAGATACGCTATAAGTGACCGTGTAAACCTTGACGATATGCTGCAATCACGTCCAGGCGGTATCGTAAGAACCCAAGGCGATCCAATGTCAGCGATTATGCCTTTGTCTCATCCACCATTGCCACCTACTTCTTTCTCGCTAGTCGAATATATGGACACGATGAAAGAGAAGCGCACAGGCGTTACAGCTTACAACCAAGGGCTAGATGCCAACTCGCTAAACAAAACAGCTTCTGGCGTAGCGCAAATCATGTCTGCGGCACAGCAACGCATAGAACTGGTAGCAAGAACCTTTGCTGAGACAGGCGTTAAGGACTTGTTCTTACTCGTGCATCGCTTAGTTCGCATGAACTACACCAAGCCTGACATCATTAGATTACGTAATAGATGGGTGGAGGTTGATCCTCGTGGCTGGAAAAACCGTAAAGACTTATCTGTTTCAGTAGGTCTGGGTGCTGGCAATAAAGACCAACAGCTTATGCACTTAACCACTATCTTGCAAATGCAAAAAGAAGCTATACAAATCGGTATCACTTCGCCTGATAAAATATACAACGCCTTGGCTAAGTTGACGCAGAACGCTGGCTTCAAGAATCCAGAAGAGTTCTGGACTAACCCTGCTGATGCACCGCCTCCACCACCACCAGAGCCTTCTATTGAAGAGAAGATGATTGAGGCACAAAAAGAGATTGATGCGATGAAGGTGCAAGCGGACAATGCACAGAAGGCTGCCGAGCTTGAGCTTAAACAACAACAAATGCAGTTGGATGAGTGGAAAACTAAACTGCAAGAGGAAACTAAGCGTATGATTGCAGAGCTTAACGCCTCTAATGATATTCGCAAGACGTCAATGACAATCAACAGCGCAAACATGGAAGGCTTTACTAACCTGAACGATGACGGTGTTGAAGAGCCAAGCGAAGCGCTAACAGGTCTGATAGAATCTATTAACAACAACATGGCACTGTTGGTTGCTCAACAGTCTGATAATTACCGTGAGGTTCTTCAAACTATCAACAAACCTAAACAAGTAATTCGTGATGCTTCTGGAAAAGTTCAAGGAGTAGTTTAATGAATCAAGACCAAACAAATAAGAAAAAATTTAACCCTGTTATTAATGGTTTAATTGAAGCATTAAACAATAACATGGCATTATTGGCGCAACAACAAAACCAAAGTCATAAACAAATCATTGAATCCATAAGCAGGCCAAAACAAGTAATTCGTGATGCTTCTGGAAAAGTTCAAGGGGTCTTTTAATGACTATCACAGTTAAGCACCTAAAGACCAATGGTGTTATTGATTGGACGCAGGCTGACCTAGATGCACAAATTACGGCTGGCAACTTTGCGCCAGGCACTACGCTTGCTGACATAGTTCTCCCTTCTGACTGGAACGATGACCACGATCTTACTGGTCTCGGCACAATGGCAGAGCAAGATGCAAACAACGTAACTATCACAGGCGGCACAATCAACGGCGTATCAACTGCTACTATTGCGGCTGACGTTACCAGCAATAATGTCGCTAAAATACTTTTAATGGGGCTATAAATGGCTAAATCACAGAATCTAAACTTTACGCAAAACATCAAGCTATCTGG